GAACGCGAACGTTTGGACGAAATTCGCGAGGAAGATGAAGAACAAGATTATGCAGTTGATATGGAAACAGCTGCACGGCAACAAGCTGCAATGCAAGCAAGAATGGGTCGGCGGCAACGTGACAGCGCTCAGGCAAGTCCTTCAGGGCTTTTGACTGGTAGTGTTACTGGCGAAGCCGCTTGCCCTGGGACTCCTACACCAGTGAGCCCTCCAGTTAGTTTTGGACACGCACGTTCAGTCGTACAACCACTGTTCAGACTGCCTTCGCGCGTAGCTTCGCCATTACCAGAACAATTTTCGTCCTCCCCCGGAGAGAGTGCATCTGCATCACTACTCACCATACGATTTCCGAAAGGTACAATTACTCGTGCCGAACTCGAAGGTTCGAAGCCCAGCCATTTTGGTTGTGAGTACTTCGACATAGGGGAGAGCGTAATTACGGCTCCGCCTGGACTTGCAGAGGAATATCAGCCTCAAGCGGACCAACGACATAGCCTTGACACTCTCGTCAAATCTTGGAAGTACGGTTTACTCCACGGCGACGTATCTAGCATGCTAAAAGAGATTGATATCTTTGCGCAGCTTACGCCACCCGATACCACAGATCCTATGAGACCGGCGTGGATTGATCAAGCTAACGGTTATGTTAAAGAAGCCAGCCAAGACGTCCGTGAAAGACTCAAAGCGGTACTCAACGTAGAGTCAAACGCGCGACTGCGTGATTACATGCAGAAGACCGCTCCGACTTGGAATCGAGACCATGAAGACGTCATCTTAGACCGAGATGGCAAACCGTTTTTCACAAAAGTAGGGTCATACGAGCCTACACGTATTGGCAAAACAAGGAAGTCTAAAGGTGAAGAGTCAAAGTTACAAAAGGACGTTCGAGATCTTGCCGAAAAGTATCACAAGGGCCACCTTGATGAGGCTGGAGAGATCGTACACGAACACGGGTGCAAGAAAGGCGAATACAAGATCCCGCTCGGCACCAAGTCTAATATCCACAAGTCCCTTGTGGCACAGGCGAAAATGACTACAGCTTCTGCTCCGAACCTGTCGGAAAAACAAAAGCTAGACTTCGAAAATGCAGTTAAGCTAGTCAGACAAAAGTACTCTCACAGCATTGACAACGCGAAAATTCAGACGTACTTGGAAGAGGGAGAATGGGGTCTGCTGAAGACCTTCCAGGGCTTTGAAGACAAATCCTCAGGAATTTCAGCAAAGTACCGTAACCTCAAGAAGTCTGTATACGTGAACACACACCCGACAGAGGTAGTCGATCTCGCTCTCAGTCGAGTAATCTTGATAGCAGCAGCAGGCAGTCAACTCCTAGAGCTGAATGCTATAGAGCTAATTGATTATGGCTGCTGCGACGTCAAAGACGTGTTCCTTAAACCTGAAGTACACTCTCCGCAAAAATTTGAGGAAGAGCGCTTTAGATTAATTTGGATAAGTTCTTTACTCGATCTGACGGTTCAATCCCTCTTTCACAAGGCTGATAATGCCGCTCACACTGAAGCATATCAAGCCGGTGTCCTCACATGCGCCGCTTTAGGTCTTGGACATAGTGATGATGGCATCAAGCAACTAACTCGCGCCTTTGAAGCTGAGGGAGTAGTCGAAAACAATGTGTCTTGCGACGCATCAGCATTCGATCTCTCCCTTGACTCGTCGTTTATATTTAGCGATGGCGAAAGGCGTAGCGAGAATTGTTCTGATCCTTTTGTTAGTCAATTGATTTTCAGATATGCACACCTGCTTTGCAGTCACGTCTTGAACAATCAAGGAGACGTGTGGCTGGTAGAAAAGTACGGTGTAACGACATCTGGTCATTTATCAACGACTACACAAAATACTTATGCTAGATCGGTACAAGCTGCTTACGGAGGTAGCCAGGGTTGGGTATGCGCTGGCGATGACCTCGTTGCCGACAAGAATTTCGACCCAAAGCGATTAGAAGATTTTGGCGTCCGATCTCGTGACATTGCACGTAACGAGCACTTTGCCGACTTTACATCTCATTTCATTGACATTGAAGCCGCTACGGCTACCTTTGGCAACGTCGAAAAGATGTTGTGGAACCTCTATAACAGTTGTAGAGATGTTACTACAAACAGGGAGCGTTTTGGCGGTTTGCTTTATATCCTTCGTAATACACCAGGTGTTTGCGACGATTTAAGCGCTCTCGCCACCTCCAACAAGATCGACACTGTAGGTTACGTCAACGAGACTGACTGCATTCGCGACATCATTTGAAGTGAGAGCCTTTACTTTGGAGTGGAGCTCTGAAGTAATAATGTCATAGTTTGACACTCTGCTTTACTGCTTAGTTGCCGCGTGGCGACGCAAACTTTTCCTTGTCATTGTTTGACATTCCGCTTTACATTTGACACTCCCATTTTAAAGAGGTCTAAACAGTTTTAAGTTGCCGCATGGCGACACGAATTTGTAATCGTCAAGGTATCTCCTTAGTGGAGACGCTTGACAGTTTTGTCAAGGTACCTCCTTCGGAGACGCTTGACATGAGGGGTGTGTCACTCTTTGCCCTTCGGGGCCACTTCGTCAGCAGCAGGGCAGTGGTAATACCATTGTA